TAAAATATATTGTGTAAAATATGAAGATATTTTTGATAAACAAGATGAACTAAGTAAATTATTTGGAATAGGAAAGTTAAATTTAGTTAATAAAAGTAATCGTACAACTAGTGATGAACGTCTCAATGAAATTTATGCAGATTTAATAGAAACAATGAATAAAAATGAAAGCATTATGATTATTTAAAAAACGGGAGTACGCAAACTCCGGTGTTTTGTAATCAATATTCACAATCAAGACAATACGAGGTATTTTTGATTTTTTTAGGAGGCATGCATTTTTTGCAACGGTCTCCATGTCCTTTTCCTTCGGTGTTTCGACAATGAAGACAACAGTAAATGTAGTCGGACTTGGCCCAATCCGCAGGAGGATTAGAGTGAATCTGGAACGTGTTGCACGCCGCGCAGAGAGGAACTGGATTTTCTTCGATGTATTGTTTCCGAGCAACTTCAAATGTATTGACAGATGAAGTTGCTTTCTTTTCTTTTTCTTTTTTGTTTTCTTGTTCTTGTTCCTTTGCCATCTCCATCATCTCAGTTAAACTGAACACCGCAAAATCACCCCAGGTGAGGTTATTCATCATCGCAAAATGCCATTTGCGTTGTTCGTATTTGGCGTGTTGCATTTTAAGGAAATCGGTGTTGGTCGTGATACACGCCATTGTCGTGTACGAGTTTTGAAGAAAGTTTGTAAAATTGTCACCACAGCTTAATACTTACCCTAAAATGGCAAAATCGTTTCAATTTTTATAAATATGGAATTAACAATTTATCTCCCCCTCTTGCAACAAAATTACGAAATGGACCAATACGAACTATACTTTTATTTTGTGCAAATTCATACAATTTGTTTTCCATCAAACCATTTTCTTTTACAGTTTCTAAAAACGTTTCAAATAATTCTTTCTCTATTCCATAATATTCACTATTTTGCCAACCAGGTTTAAAATGTATTTGAAGATATAAGGATTGTTGTTGTTCTGCTTTAGACAACACATCTTGTATATTGTATAAAAAATATCGTCCGGTTACTTTTAATATATGTGTACAATTCATATAATAATCGGAATTCTTTATAGTAGCTAATGCATACAAAATACTGTATGCTTCGTATTGCGAACTAGAATCACATAGAGGAGCAACAAAGGATATTTTACGTAATCGTTTATGATAAATAGTAGGAAATCTATATCCAGAACTTTCAACTACAACAATAATATAATCTGTTTCATTTAACCATCGATTTATTTGGGCCTCGTATAATTGTATTCTATATTCCGTATCTGGCATGGTTTGTAACGGATTGTTAATTGCTGTAGTTAGTAAAACTATCCATTGATTCATATACTATATTGAATCGAAATTATTAAAATTGAAAATTTGTATTCCATTCTATAGACATAAAATGGAACTACTCCCGTGGATAGATGCCTCTAAATTAATCCGAAGATGTTTAAATGAAAATGAAAATGCCCTTGAATATTTATATGAACATGTTGAACTCATTCAACTAAAACATATGGTTCGAAATCCATCTTTTACTGTGTTACCTATTCATTTAACATACGGTGAAGTTGTACCCCATATATGTTTAAATACACGTCCTGGAATTGAAGATATCATAAAACAAATTCCAAATTATCATGAATTTTGGCATTATATATGCCAAAATCCAAGATGTATTGACATGGTTGAAAAATCAGATTTACATTATTGGAGTGCTCTTTCAAATTATTGGAGTGCTCTTTCAAAAAATCCAAAAGCAATCCCACTTCTACGAAAGAATATAATAAATATTCATTGGGAATATTTATGTATGAATCCCTGCAAAGAAGCCATTGAATTGTTAATGGAATATCCAGAGAATATTGATTGGATGACCTTATCCACTAACCCATATGCAATTGAATTGTTACGCAAAAACCCCGACAAAATTGATTTCTGGGGGTTATGCTGGAACCCCTATGCGATTGACATTATTGAAGCTTATATGGCAAGAACAAATATTGTTCCTGTCCTATCTTGGATGGGATTATCCCAAAATAGAAATGCCATACATATCTTGGAAAAGAATCAAGATAAAATTGATTGGTACCAATTATCATTAAATCCAAGTATATTTCAACCTAATTACAAACATCTTACGGTGGAACGAATGGATGTGCTTCGTGAAGAGTTAATGCAAAAAACACTTCACCCTTCTAAAATTAAATATTGGTTGGACAATGGAATGAGTTTGGAAGATTTACCGGAATAATATAGATATATCATATGAATCAAGTTAGTCAAATTTATTTAGCAGGTTTACTTCTACTAAGCATTACCACCTTTTTATGCGTAAAAAATTCAAAATGTAGATATGCTGAACCCTTATTCTTTTTTACACAATTTTATATATTTATAGGAGTAGTTGTATTTATTACATGGCTCATTCAAAAGTTTTAGGTAATAATAGAATGCCAATATATGAAAACGCGTAAAATAAAATTAAACAACATCCCAAAATATGAACCTAACAAATGGAATTCAAACAAATATGTAAGAAAATCCCATAATTGTTATGCCTATGCTCTAAATGTGATAGATGCAAAACAATCTAATAAATGTAAACAACTGAATAGAACAAAAAAAAGAATTTGTCCACGACCACAACCTGGTGAATATGCTGGATATAAAGACAAAATTGATGCAAAAAAAGTTACTTGTAAACGAACCGAAGAACGTATGTTGAAGGATAATCCGTCAATTCAAAAACTAAAAAAAAATCAACCATGTCCAATTGGCTTTTATAAAATTATGTTGTATGTCGCAAACGATGGAAGTGATTATCATTTTTATAGACAAGACAATACAGGATTATGGAGTCACAAAGATGGTTGGAGATTAGCAAGAAATGATGATTTGAAACATCGATTAATTCATACTCCTACATTAGCAGAGAAAGGTAAGTATACTGTGCCATGCGGAACCTATGCAGTTCCTATTGCAGCGAAAGATAAACATATCACCACGAAAAGTAATAAGTAACCCATATAAAAATATATATGTATATTCTTTATATGGATTTGAACAAAGCATTTGCTGACCATTGGGATAGAAAAAATCCTAGTGCCCATGTACAATCATGTGACCATAGTCGTAAATTAATGGAAGATGCTCAACGTGAAAGAGAACGAAAACAAAAATTAGCTGAATTGGATAAAATAGCCATCCAAAAACAAGATAACAGTTCTTCTGATAAAATGCAATTTTTAGTTTATAAATTTTTGTTTATGGATGTTGGCAACCCGTGACAATCATTATATTTCTGTTTCAATACAAAATAACACCAATGATTTCATATATTAACATTCACTAAAAATTATTTTTTACTTTGTTTTACAAGTAACTTTTCCAACGCATATTTACCACACGGACCACAATGGTCTTCGTTGGATAAATCCACTTTTTGGTTTACTTTTATCTTTCAATATTCTAATCCCCATCTGCCAACTGGTTTTGGTGTTTTTTTAGGAATAAAATTTTTAATCACGGATAGAAATTTCATATAAATATATACACTATATTTATTTAAATTGGTAATGTTTCATTTGACATTACTCTTCTATTATGTATCTGAAATAAAAAATCAAATAAAAACACATTTATAACAAATATTCAAAATGATTAATCCTGCAAATAAAATATAGAACATCTTTCTCTATGTCCATGGCAGGTGTCCATTCACGCGCGTATTGTAGATTGTGTCTCTCTACAATACTAGCATAATAACCATCTATCGATAACGGAAAATGAACTAGATTCGATTTGGTAGAGACTAATGTATAAATGGGAGGTTTAAATGGATAATCATATGGAAATGTAATTTCAAAACAAATGGTTATATATTCTTGTAAATATTCCGATATAACATTATTTATATCGGAAGGTAAATGTTTAAAATGATGATAATGATTTTTCACAACTTGAACGTGTAAGGATAGTTTATCCACGTCTGTTTTTTGTGGAACAATTTCAAATACATCATAGTTATGTTTCAATCCAAAGTATGTTACTAACGGATGTGTTTGATATATTTGTTCAAACCGTTTGAACCTACTCTCGTTCATGTTATACAAAAAAGATAAAATGATTTTACAATCAATTTTTATAACATAAAATGGAAACGTAATCGATTACCATGTATCTTTTCGTAATCTACAATATGAAACGCGCGATGAAAATGAATGGTAATTTCTAAGATAAATATTCAATTTAGATTCACCAATTGATACGTATTGTTTTCTTATCATAATATAGACAAACTCTACGATGATAATAAAGGGTTCCATTTATGGTTGTTCTTATTACCAACATTTGTCTCTGAATAGATTGAATTTGTTTGAAAATCGGTTTATATTTTTCTTTTTGTTTTGTAATAAGTTCTTCTACATTAGAAAATAGATAACTACAGATATGATGTATCATATCTGGTGGTAATGATAAATTGTGTACTGCTATTACTTTATTCATGATGTATAGATAAATTCAAAAAAAATAGTATTCAATTTTAAATAAATAATTTTATGATTGATAAGAGTTGAACTACTAAAGTAGTTAGTAATAAAATATTCGGTAAATTGCAAACGATTTGATGAATGAATATTTTGAATCCTACATTTTTATCAGGTTCAAAATATTTACCTTCATTTCCACAATTATCTTCATTGCGCCTACACATGTCGGCATAATCAGTATAAACAATGTTATCAGTTATCACATCTTTCGTACCAAATTTATTACATTTACTAACAGAGGATGAATAATCACTATAATAGGGTGGCTTATAATGCACACAATTTCGACAACTTGGAACGTTGATGTTTTTAATAATTTGTTCAGATGTTACCACTGCAACTAATGTGTAGAGTATCTTCATTTGATACTAATGATTGTAATTTGTTTATTCAATTTTTATATTAAAAAACAAATATTTATTTCGAAAATCACATTTCCTCTATAAGAGGAATATCAAAAAGGTCTTTTTCTTGTTCACGCATCCATTCCTCTTCAGTAAAATAGGTACCATCTTCTTTCAATCGGGTTCTACATATATCGTCTATAATTCGAGGGTTGGGGTGGTTCAAACGAAGCTTGTCAAGTAATATATAAGTAGATGGCGTGAAATGGGGAATAGGTCTAGTAGGACGTGGTTCAGAACGAACATTTACATTATAGATTGCAGTGCGAATGGATGCAATCTTAAACACGTCGTTAAATTCCATACTGATGTATACTATTTATTGAAAAAGAATGTATAGTTTCAATTTTAATATTTTTTAGTTTTTCCATATTTGCAATGTTGTTTTTGAGAAAATCCTTTTGGATGATTACAATTAATACTTTTTTTATATTTCATAGTCCATTTTCTTGATTTCTTTTTACTTTTTGTCATGATATAATTAGAGAAAATAAAATTGAAACGATTTTACCAAATTAATCAAGGTACAAATGCATCAATACAACTATGGCATTCAAACTGACACTCGCTACTATCGTGGAGGAAGATGATGTGGATATTTACCACGAGATTCTATGCGACGACGATGAAGAAGACGACTACAACGCAATTACGTTCCAAGTGTGCCTTGCGATAGGTATGCTCATGTAAGAGTCACTTGTAAATCATTCACTAACCACTAACACTTTTTTTAAACTATTTTCGTAACTCTTGAGTTATTAGAATATCAGTTATCATCATACCAAGTTTGTCTATATCTTTTTTTATTTGTTGTACATCTGTTTTTGTTTTTTCATCTTTATCTTTGATAAGTGTTTGCAACATGGATATTTTATTGTAAAGTTCTTTATTTTCTAACCGCAACTCGTTTATTTCATTCACAATATTCATTTCTTTTAATTGCCTAACCATAGCGTCTTCGTTTAACTTATCTTGAATCATTGTTTTCATCGTTTGAAGATATTGACCCATATCCTTCCAAATAATATGCCGTCTACTGTATGCTTCTGTGTCGCGAATAACACGTCCAACATCACTATCTTTCAGATGAATCTCTTGTATATTATCTAGTACTGATTTTGGCATATAGGGAATGTTTCGTATATAATCGGTAAAGGGACGATATGGATAATGACTATTGTCATATCGAATACACCATAGTGTAAAACAAATCGTGTAGGAAGAAATGCCTACTACATCATACTGACGAATCACTTTAATTTGAAGTATAGTATTATGAGATGTATCTGTAGTTCCAAACCGGTTACGTGTTTCGTGCACTAAAATAACATCTTCTCGTGCATCACACACTTTGCGTATAAATCCGATGAGTGGTCTTCCATGAAGGTTTTCATCAATAGTGTTGTTGCAGTGAATAATTTCTTCATCATCCATGTTGTAAAAATGATGAAAAAAAGTTAATAAATCAATTTTAAAAGTATTCAATAAATTAACCGATGTTTTAATTCTTTCCAGAACATAGTTGGTGCCGCCATTCGATAATGACCTACGAACCAGTTACCATCCACGGTTCGAATCGCTTTGTGTCGGGAAAGAGTGAGAGTTTCTTGTTTGTTCGTGCTTGTGAGAAGTGCAATTTTACCTGTAGTTCGATTTTGAAGTGCCGCTTTAAGCCAAATTTCGCCGGTTTCTGTAGTCCGTTGAATCATAAGAAGAATTTTCCATTGTTGTTTGCTTTGAGTGTGAGGAGTAACACGGTGTAAATTTTCCAACGTGTGTTCACAATAGGTCCATCCATAATCGGTTTCGTTTTCGGGTACACTTAGAATCAAAAAGTTGACAGCATCCGCTTTATAGCACAACTTCCCTGGCATGTTTGTTACTCCGTATATGTCTTTGTGGTAAAAGTATTCGCCAGGAGTAGTGGAGAGTCTAAGTGGAATAGCCATGTTGCATCGTACATATTATATTTGTTAATTTTCGTTTCAATTTTTCTTTTTACGTGTCTTTCCGCCACGTTGTAATAAACTGTTTCTGAATCGACTATCTCTTAATACGCTTTGAGGTGGAGTTAAACTAGTTTTTAGAATAGCAACTCCTCCAATAAAAACACCAATCAATAGAGTTGTTTCTAATATAGTTTGTACTAGACTAGACATATTATAATAAATATAAAAAAAGCAAATATTAAGTTAGTTTTACAATCCATGATTCGCGTGGATTAGTACTGTGGACAATTTCAAAAGGTTCAATCGATGGTTTAAAATCTCCTCGAGTGTGTTTGTCTCGTGCATTATAGGCGTCTTCTTCGATTGAATATTTCTGAAGACGATACAATATACGGTCAGCATATCTGTGCTGATTTATATGAGGGCTGTTATAGGAATCAACATAGAAATTAAATTTAATAGTTGCAAGGCGATATCCATCCATTTTTTGGTAAATAGTAGTATGAAAGTACGTGATGATTAATCCGCGTTTGGCGAACGTATTTTGAACAAAATCTTGAATATAATCAATTCCATTGCACAATTCAATTGCAGTAAGAGTAGCGGTGTACGTAGTAGGCATAATAAATTAGTCATTGTATTTTAAAAAAATAGTGTCAATTTTTACGTCTAGATTTACGATTTCTTTTTCTGTGTGTTCGACGTCTACCACCACCGGAACCTATATCAAAATGGTCTGGTATATCATGTTGGTCTAGTTGTAGTTCATTATCAATTTCAACATCTTCCGCTTCATATTCTGGTTCTTGTGCTGTTGTAGGCGGTTGAGGTCCTGCTGGACCCATACCGCGAGGTGTATATACACGTTGTGGTGGAGGTGCTATGGCTGCTGCTTGTTGCTGACGTCTAGACATACCCGTAAAATGTCGTTGTGCTCGTCTTAATGCACTCAATAATTTAGGTTCACCATGAGCAAGTCTATCGTACCCACACATTTTATCTGATTCTAAAATAATACAAATCATCAATGCGCGTGCAAAATATTTTTTACGTACTAATTTTTCGGCTTCTTGTCGTGCATGTAGTTCTTCAGGTGTAATAGGACGTTGGGCAGGAGGTAAAGCAAGTAGTGCTTGCATATTGGCAAATGCTTGATTACGAATAGGCTGTTCATGTAATTGATACATTTGTCCTAATTCTATAAGTTTTTGATTTTGCGGGGGATGTTGTTTTAACACTCTAAATGCTTGTCTACGTCTAGCATTTGCTTCAACTAAATGTTGGGTTATGGTACGAGCTTCTTGTTCAAACTCTTGTTGTTTGTCTAGTGGAAGTCCATTGGCATGTTTATTCGCTAATACAGCAGTTAAATAATTTAGTTTAGTTCGCATTAAACTTTCTTGTTCTTTTATGTAATCAGGTAATATATAAAAACGTTCTTCTTCTAAAGGAGCAATACGATGTGCCATATATTAATAAAATATAATATTTGTTTAGTATATGGAATGTCCAGAAGGAAAAGAATATTATCCTGAAACAAGAAAATGTTATAAAAAATGTTTAGAAAAACAATTTCGGAATCCTCCTACACGACGTTGCAAAAATAAACCAAACAATGCCATACTTAAAAATCCAAAAAAAACAAGAAAAAGAATACTCAGTTTAGATGGTTATAGTTCTCCAAGTCCGTTTGAAGAAGACGAACCAGAATATCAACCCTGTATTACCAATAGTAAAATTCCGTTGTATCCGCATCAACTCCGTGTTGTATCCTTTTTGTCTGAAAACAGAGGAATTATAGCTATTCATGATGTTGGAACTGGAAAAACACTCACAGCAGTAACGGCAGGTCAATGTTTTTTGAATGAAAATCCGTCCCATAAAGTAATTGTTGTTACACCTGTAAGTTTACAAAAGAATTTTATTCAAACTCTTGAAAAATATGGAGTGTCAAGAGAAGATAAAAATAGATTTAAATTTTATACGATTCAAGGATTCTATAATGCTCATAAAAATGGGTTGGTAAAAGACCAAGAAGAAAGCATGCTTATTTTAGATGAAGCACACAATATTCGAACAAACCAAGGTGAATTTGATGGGTTAGATGACCCTATTCAAAATAAAGAAGTAGGTGTCTATGCAAAGGCTCTTATATCGTTGGGTAAACATGTGAAACGTGTATTATTATTAACAGCAACACCTATGGTAAATTTACCTGCAGATATGATTAATTTGATTGCTATTGTAAACGGTGAAAAAGAAATAACATCTAAAGAATTTTATAAGCTTGATTTTAAAAAATGGTTAATGAAAAAAGTAAGTATTTATGTACCGTCTCCTGAATTTTTTCAAGATAAATTTCCAAGAACAACCTATCATGATGTATTTTTAACCATGCCTCCTAGATATTATCAAGAATATATGCGTGTTGAAATGGCACCTACGCCGGATGAAATGGCATTTTACAATGGGCTCCGACAAATATCTAATGTACTGGATGGGCATCAATCACCCAAAGTAGAATGGATTATGAACCATATAGTAAAAAGTAGAAAAAATCATAAATTTGTTGTTTTTTCTCATTATTTAAAAAGTGGATTAGAATTGGTGATGAAAAAATTAAAAGATGAAAATATTCCCTTTTTATACATCAATGGTTCATTATCGAAAGAAAAACGAGATATTGCAGTAAGTGAATACAATTCAAATAAAATAAAAGTATTATTAATTAGTAAAGCAGGTGGTGAAGGGTTAGATTTAAAAAATACAACAGGTATTATTTTAATGAATCCATCTTGGAATGAGTCTGCGAATAAACAAATAATTGGGCGTGGTGTTCGATTAGAAAGTCATCATAGTTTGCCTTTAAGGTCGAGACATGTAAATATTTATAAATTATTTATGATAAAACCAGAAGAGAAAAAAGATGTAAAAAAGATATGTAGCGAATTGAATATTAAAAATAAAGATAAA